AGCGTGGTTTTTTCGCATAAATTTAGGGTTGCTACTCCCGTAAAAAGAGATAGTGTCCCAACGTCCTTTACTGAAAGAACATTCAACTGTATTATTTACTCGTCTTAGATAGATACCGCCCTCTTTAATATTAACAGCCGTACTCATTCGTCTAGAGCCAGTGTCGCCCGATATAACAATCCATTTATTGTTTTGTTTCTGCCACAGATATGCACCTACTCTAGCTCCGTCTGTTGAGTTGTAAAAAGTCCCGTTTGGCTCTCTACCTGTTATCTTTCCGTCTGTTGTATCAGGTTTGTCAGGTCGTCCAGTTCCAGTAATTATCATCGAATTACTGGATTGTGTACTATCAGGAATTTTTTTCTCAACTCGGTTAATCTCACTACCTACAAATTGAGCAAATTCCGTTAATTTTGTATCTAACGCCATTATTGATTGTAACCTCGATTGTAGGCTTCTTTAAGGTTAATTCCATCTAACACTGTAAATTTACCAACAAGAAGTGCTAGTGATTGGTTTGTTTGAGTAACTTTTTGAATTAATTTATTCAAGCCATCCTCACCGGTTTGCATATTTTTGAGCATATCGCCTAATTCTTTGATAGTGTCAATGCTCGCTTCAACCTGCCCACCTAAAAGCTCATTCTTAACATCAGCTTTTGCCTGTGTTAAAAGCTCAATTATTTTCTTAGCGGAGAGTGTAGAACTATCTCCTGTTTCACTATCGTTGATACCTGCACTACTACTTGATAAAGCTGTGATAGATTGCTCAATTCGTTGATCGCACCTACAATCGAACCTTTTTCTGTGGTAGTTAATAATGATAATACACCAATCATTTTAATGATTTCTTTATCTTTTAATCCCACAAATTCAGCAAATTCAGTTAGAGTTTGATTAAAATCAGCTCGTGCCATTATAAAGCTCCTATGTTGTAAAAAGTTTTTAATTCTTCAAGGGTTGGAAATTTAGGGGTAGGCTGATTTAAACTACCAATCAATTTTTCACTAATTCGTACTTTAAATCGAGTTATGTCATTTTTTAATACTACTTTAAAAGGTTTACTCATTTTTCTTCCTCTTTAGTAACGTCAAGTACTACGGTTAATTCTCCTCTAAACATAGTTTTGTATTTGCCGTCAATGATGATTTGACAATCATATACCGCACTTTCCCACTTGATATCCTTTGTCAATTCATGAGAAAAATGGCACAACAACGTGTTATCTTGTACTGTGATTGAGTTATCACTCGTACTTAATTTAAGAGCGACGCCTCTCTCTGGTGCGGCCCACAAATCAATTTGCCGGTTTATTAAACTGAATGGTGTTTCTGTATCGCCATCAACCGTAAAAATGTCAAACGGTACTGTGCGGTCATCTCCACGATAAATAGCAAAATCGATAATAGGGATTTCAAGATTTTCCATTTTTTAATCCTGTAATAAAAACCGCACGATGATTGCTCAAAGTGCGGTTATGTTTCTTGATTGAGACTACTCTTTTACCTTGCCACCAGCAAACATATATGGATTTACATAACCACTATATGTTTCCGGTACAAAGTCTTCAGGTTGTGCTTTGACTAATTCAGATAACGCCCATTCATACGGGATTTGATCCCACGATGGCACAGCCGAAATTGTGAAGGTATTGACCGATAATGATTCTTTACCTTCTTCTTTTTTCTGTTTAGACACATACGAAGCCATTGTGATAAATGTGCTGTTATTCACATAATCCACTTGCAAGCCTGTTACTACGTGATGATTTGATACTGCACCAGTACGTAGACATTCAGTTTGTTTTTCGATAAATTTCATAATGTTTTCCTTTTTTGTATTGATAATAAAAAAGCCCAAGTATTTCTGCTTGAGCTATTAAGTTAAGCGACTAAGGCAATCAAAGAATCTTGTCCTTGTAGTGCTGTTGCATTATTTGCAGTTATTTTAATCACAACACTTTTACCTGTGATCTTTTTATAACCTGAAATGCTTCCAAACGCAGGAATATCTAGCCAAAATGAGGTTGAGATAACACTAGGTGGAATAGTTCCGCTAGCTTCCCCACTAGCACTGCCACTAACTGTACCACTAGCAGTACCACTAACATCACCCGAAGCATTACCGTTCACTGAACCTGAAATATAGTGGCCATTCGCCATTCCGCCCACATTACCACTAACCATTCCAGATACACGACCTGATACACTACCTGACGCTGTACCTGAAACAGATACGTTTACCGATCCACGTACGGTTGTTGATGGTGTTGTTCCTCGTGCAGTTATTTGTTTATGAGTACCTGAAATGCTTGCTTCAGATACTTTAACTCCGTCAATGTAAATAGCAATCGTACTGGTTTCTGTTGCTCCGGCTTTAAAACTGAATGATGGAATGACAACTGTTCTAGATGATACTTCGCTTGCTGGCACAGTACCTTCAAAGTTATTCCCATTTTTAGTTAGAATAACTGCCTTCACAATATCCCCAAGAATAGTTGAGCCACTAATTACTCCACCTTCAATTCTGCCACCTTTGACAGTAGCTCCTGTAACTGTGCCGCCACTGATATTTGTACCTGAAATATCACTACCTTTAATTGTAGTACCATTTATAGTGTTGCCAGTAATGACTCCACCAGTTATTCGTGGCGCCCTAATTTCTTGGTTAGCTTGGATATGATCACCGCGGATTGTGTTTGCAATGATACTGCCACCGTGTACTTCGGTTACACCTGCGTTTTGCCATGGACTTGGTTCAGTTGTGTATTCTGTGCACTCTTCAAGCATTGGGCGGGCGACTCGTAGATGCTTATTTGATTCATTACTCGTCGCTATAATCCAAAAGATTGGCGTAATCCGTTCTGTGTCACTTGGCGCTTTAAATTTCACAAATGCCCGTTTTGTATAGCCGCCAAGCCCACCATTGAACGAGTAACCTGTAATATTATCGGAAGTAAAATCCTTGTATCCGCCATTTTTAAAATGACATCTTGCAGTTAATTTCGCCATCCCACGATGTATGCCAATATATGCAGATAAGATATACCATTTACCAGCTAGACATGGTACGGATTTCATTGCAACTGTAGCTGATGCTGATGAATCGCCATCTATACTAAAAAGAAGCTGATTTTCATTTGGTAGATAATATGTTAATCCCCAAGCATCATCAGCTTGTTTTGAGCTTGCTCTAAGATTAAGAGCGGTAGAATTGCCCCACCAACTACAGCCGTGTGGCAATCCATCATCTCCCACATTTGCAAATATAGGATTATATAAGAGATTTCCACCGCTACCCGCTGACAACTTATCTCTCGTCACCGACCCAGCTACGACCAAATCACCACGAATACCTACTTGACCATCAGCTACACTAAATACAGGTTTGACATTACCGTCATTCGCATTTGCCACAATTCCGAATTTATCAGCCATAACAATGACCGAGCTTTCTTCTTGATTTGCACCAAGTGCGATACCTGCAACAGCAGTCCGTCCACCAGCAATAGCTTGTGTTTTAATTGTGTGCATCGAGCTAACTTTGCCATTAAGTCCTGCTACAGCACTACTCACCTGTGATACTGTTGATTCTGCTTTGCCAACTTTAGCGGTTAATGCGTTAATTTGTTGTGCATTCGCTTTATCACTTTGCGCTTGAGCTTGTCTTACTTCAGTAATGCCCGATAAAGCTGAGTCCGCCTTAGCTGTCACAGTTTTAATTGTTTCAGCTTGTGCTTGGTCTGCTTTTTCAAGATTTTTAATTGCGGTTCCTGATGATTGAGCTTGTGCAGCTATTTGAGCTAATGCACCTGAGACAGCGGTTTGTCTTGTTTTAGCTTCTTCGCCAACAGCATTATTAATATCGGCTTTAATGGAGTTAATAAGCTCTTGACCAAGTTGTGACTTGGTGATTTTACCTTCCAGCGCATTTAACAAGTTATCAGGATTATGATCTGCTTCACCAAATACTGCTTCGGTAAATTCACCTTTGTTACCTTGTTTATCTACTCCTCGTAAATAAAAGTAATAGCCTGTCGATAAAGGCACACCATTGATAACATAGTTACTTTGAGGATATGGCAAGGTTGCCACTTTCACTGCAGTGCTTATGTCATTTGTATTGCTACGCCAAATCTCAGTGCTAAACCCAGGTGTAAATGTCTTAGGTAAATCCCAATCAAGCTCAATAGCAAACAACAAGGATTTAGTTACGAATCTCGGAATATTTAGATTAATCTCAAATGAGCGTGTTACAGGATCTGACAATTGGCCGCTTTGGTTTTTAGCTCTGATTTCTGCGGTATAACTACCATCAGGCAATCCTTCAAATGATATTTCTGGATTTTTTAAGTTTAGATATGTTTTAAAAACCTTTCCGTTGCGATATAACCGCACTTCATAGGTTAATAAAGTATCTGTTGTGGGTACTGACCAAGTTAGTTTTATACCGTCAGCGCTATAAACCACATCAGCATTAGTTACTTTTGTTAGTCCATTGTGCATTGTTGTAACAACAGGCACAAAACTTGCACTACCATCAACAATCGCTTCTTTTTGCGGTTCATGCTGCAGTGCGGTTATGGTATAACTTCCATCATCGTTTTCAGTAATGCCGAGAGCACGGTAAAGCTGAGTAGATACTTGCGGTGTTTTTAATACCCAATCATCCATTACGTTTAAACCAACAGGATTGGTTTCTAATGTAACAACTGATTTATTTGTATTATCTACATTGATGATTTTGATTTTCACCAACTGCATTTCATCATTGAGATAACTTAAATAGCTATTACCAGTAATTTCTACAGGTTGATCAAGCGTTACTGTCTTTCCGTTTATCGCTACAACGCGTCCACCAAGTGTTTTACCCGCAAAATCATTATCAGCAATTTCAATGATGTCACCTGGCAAATGCAATAATCCTTGGCGGCCTACTACAAAGGTAATAGTACATTGTTCAAGACGAGATGTTTCTAATACCCATTTGCCGTATCGGTGAGCTTGCCCACGACTTGTACAGCCGTAAGCTGTAATTTTCTTAACGTTATAGCCATAGCGAGCAATCATTAAATCATCTGCAACGTACTCAATCGCCTTTTGATAGAAGTTACGTTCATCGGCATATTCAACTTCCACTGCAGTGAAAATTGTCTTTCCTGCTGCGAATTGGCGAGAGAATTTACCATCAACTACATTTGATTGAGTATATAAACAAACTGGATCTGATGTTCTGTCTTGGATAGCTGAAAACTGCGTTCCATTCCACACTGCAATAGAGCGGAAAACAGATGCCATGTCTGATAGCACGTTATAGGCATCACGCTGTTCTGTAATCCATAGATTCGATACCATTCGTGGTTCTTTGCCACCATATCCATCATCGACTAATTCATCACAATATTTTGCGATTTGATACAGCTGAAACTTATCTAATCCGTATTCTCCAATTCGTTTACCTAGTCCAGCCAATGAATTAGTGACTAAGTCGTAAAAAATCCATGCTGGGTTATCCGTCCACTCTTCTTTCCAGTCACCGCGCCAAATACCCGGTGCATACGTTCTTGTTTCAGGATTATATGTACTTGGCACTTTCACCAATCTGCCATAAAGCAATAGATTCACATTAGGGAAATTTGGGTTATAGCGCGAATCCGTTTTAATACCAATTAGTGCCATGTTTGGGTATGACAGTTTGGTATCAATGATTTCTGTATAGCTGACCCAGTGAGTGCCATTCTGTAACCGCTGTGATTTACTATCGGCCGTTAATCTTTTGACTGTAATGGTAAATGGTTTAGGCGGTAAATTATCAATGATATAACTGCGATAAAAACGAGATGATGATTTACCACTAATATTTTTTACTGCGCGGCTTTGCCCGTTGATTAAGATTTCAAGTGAGACTGATGTTCCCTCAGTGTCGCCATTCTCATTTTGAGAAAATAACGCACTTACACCACATGTAATTCTGAGACGTGTCACATCAGGATCAATGACAGTTCTTGTTACAGGGGTAACATTTTTAATTTCAGCACCAACTGATACTTCACGCTCTGACATTTCAAAGCCCTGTAGTGGCATTTGGTCCTGTGTGCCGAGTGTATATGCTATCTCTGTGTTTTTGAAATTGAAACTTGACTCATCATTATCATCAACACCGTTTGCATTTTGGATTGGCGTATTGTCAAAGTAAGTCGATTTCCATTTATTGGCTGGACCTTTGATTGGACCAAGAGAGATTAAACCAATAGCACGTAATCGTTGCGAAGAACGAAGGCTATCAGGTGCTTCATGTGGTGTGCGCGCTGAACCTTGGCTTTTACCGCCCATAAGTACCTCTTTGAAAGAAAACCGCCTATAAGCAGTGCCTATAAGCGGTTAAATTTATTAGTGATATACTGATTTACTACCTAAACATCGTCAAATGTTTCAATTCCTTGAGACACCAGTACAAGACTGGTCATCATCTTGCCGTACAATAACGGAATAGGTCTCCCTTGTGGAGTTAAATTACGAAGATTGCTAAATGATGTACTTTGTTTCTTTTCACCTTCATCAATTTTAGTATTCATATCTGGCGGTCTAGAAAGCAATGTTATTGCGCCACCTAATGCCATGGCTGCACCAGACATACCAAACATTAATGCAGTACCATATCCGACACCATAATATTGGTAACTAATAATACTCGCTGCAATAATTACAATGCCGGCAACAATTTGAAATATTCCCGCACCATTTTTACCAGAGCCAAGAATCACTGGCGTAAAATGCACCGTACAATCATTTTTCAATGAGATAATAGGCGTTGTTTTTAATTGTTCTTCGGATAGATATTTACTGCCAATACGAACTTTATAATAGCCATTTCTCAAATGTTCACGTAAGCCACTAATTTGAGATAACAGTCCACTCATCAACTCTCTGAAATTACTTACTTCAAGTTCAATCGGCTCACGGCCAAATCGTTTAAGATCGCCATAAAATGTAATTTTTGCCATTCTGAATGTCTCCAAATTGAATGCGTTGAATTAAGCCAAAAACCATCATAAGGTACACGTGCAGAGAGACGACTTTCACTATGATGAATCATCATCTGATCACCTAGATACACTCCTGCGTGATTAGCGAAACTTGCACCTACTTTAATTAAAATCACATCGCCAAGCTGCGGTTCTTCATCAAAAGGAATTTTTTCAAATCCACAACGAGCCAAGCCTTCTTCATATAAATTGGAGTGCTCAAACCATTCAAATTCGTAAGTGGATTGATCGGGCAATTCAATACCGGCTAACATATAACAATCAAGAATGATATTTCGGCAATCTTGTTTATTGTTTTCAAATTGACGACCAATCAGCGGTGAAATAGAACGGAACTGTTTAATGTCGTCATCCACCACAAGCCAAAAATCTAACTGTGTTCTAACCTGACATTCTCTGTCAGCAATGGATAAATATGGCAATCCTTTTTCAAAAGCAGAATCAGGGTGAGAATGCACCAGCGCTACAATGACACCACGTTCTTCAGCAAGAAGAAAATCATCTGTCGATATTTCAAAAAAATTAACAGGATCGTGTGAGATATTTTCGCAAGGGATATAAGAGAAACCGTCTTTAAATACAACAAAGCCACAACATTCTTGTGGCTCTGTACTTTTAGCGTGTAACAGTATTTCTTTTTTTAACTTATCCGGAATAATCATGATCAATTCCCATACTGAGTCGTGCTTGGGAAACCGCCAAACGGTAACACCGCATTCTCGCCAAATCTCAATTTACAACCACGGATACAATGCGAGCATTTATCTTTATTACGGTCGTTCGTTGGTTTATCAAATTCATCTGCAACTGGTCCACCTGTATAACCGCATTGTGGCGAACGATATTGCCAAATACAAACATCAGATGTAATCATTAATAGCGGGATTTTTGCATTATCCGTTTCTGCAGGTGATGCCAGTTCAAAAGTAGCTTGTTTATCATCAAGGCTTTTTAATTGCTCAATGATGTAATAACTCACTGCTTCTTGTGTAGGATCTGCTTGAGCGTTTTTGCCACCTTCAAAGTTGCGAGCATCAAGAAACTGCGCATAAACCAATCTACGAGTAACTTTACCGCCAACGCCTTGTCCTAAATTAACCGCAATACCAGTAATGATTCCATATAGGTTAGATACTGTTAATGTTGGGCGAGAACTTGGGCCTTGCCCACTAATTTCAAATCCATCTGCTTTAATTGGATAGGCTTGATACTCATTCCCCTGCCACCAGATATTGGTTCGCCCTTGGTTTAAACCATTGTGGAATCGGTATAATTCACCTGCAGTATTAGAACCATTAGTCGGGGTAATATGACGTAAATCAATATCCCACAATTCAATAAGCGCACCTTGCTCTAATTCAGGCAAAAGTGCGGTCATTTTCTTAGGTAAATTTTTAGGCATTTACACTACCTCTTCGAATTCACAATTAAAGGTTGTGTGAGTCAATCCAATTTGGCGAGGGAACTTAACACAAACAACTTTAACTAATTCCCCATTTAGTGCGACGTCTTTAAAATAAAAAGCACGGACTCCACCGTGCTCTTTCATAAATTGACGAAATTCTGCTGATTGGCTATTTTTCACCTTATAGGTGACGGAATATTTTCTCAAAAGAGCATTAATTCCATCTTCCATTCGTTGCTGATAGCCATTTCCAAAATTAAGCACTTTCCGCTTTGGCTCTTCTTCAACCGTATAACCAGGCTGCGGGCACCAAGGCAATGTTTTTAAAGCCATATCATCTCCTTATCCAAGCATTCCACCTGGACGACGTTGTTTTCTTAACACTTCAAGTACATTTGCTTGGATTGCTAGTGCAAGCTCTTTGCCTTGTTCGGCTTTTTGCTCAGCAGTAACACTTTCATTTCCGTTTTTATCAATATTTATTGTTATTGATACTTCGTTATTAGTTGATGCTCCACCACCGCTAAACAATCCGTCATAACTATCAGATTTGCCACCAACATGACCGCCATTTGCAAATTTAGGGAATCTGCGTTGGTTTAAGGCGTTCATAAATCCAACACCATAGTGATCAACCGTACGGGATGTCATAACAAATTCATTGTTAGATAATCGAGCCAAGATAGAATCACTTGTTCCAGTACCTTCTCCGACAACATGGCCACCCTTAGCAAAACCTACGCTAGTGATTTGAGAGATAACATTAGCACCAGCCGCTGCAACCGCTGCCATATTTGCAAATTTTTGAGCAGGGGTAAATGCGGTGTCATCAGCCATAGCTTGCATTACTGCCTGTGATAATTTTACAGTTGCTTCAGCAATCGCAAATGCTTTAGAGATAGCGAACATTGCTTTATAAGCGGCAGATTGTTTTCCTGCAGACTGTTCAACCATAGATGCAAGAGTGCCAAAAGCGCCCCCCAAATCATTGAGCCCTGTAGCATACGATTCCATTTCCTTTTGGATCTTGTTGTTTTTGTATTTTTCAATGATTTGCTGTTTGCGTTGTTGGAATTCTTCTTCTGTGATTAACTTTTGATCGTTAAATGCTTGGAGCTGAGCAAGCTCTTGCGTTTGTTGATTAATTAGCTCTTGTTGCGGATCATAAAGTGCGCGTAATTGATCTAATGGATTGACTGCACTTTGAGATCTGTTTTGAGCATAATCAAACTTCAATTGCAATTCAGCAGTATTAGCTTCACCACCTGTAAGCTGTCCTGCTTTTTTAAGCTCTTCAACTACCGCTAACTCATCATTTAAGTTCGCACGCAATAATTTCTCAGGCGCATACTTCCCTGCAAGCTCTAACCGTTGACGAGCAAACCGCTCAGTGATAGCTGTTTTTGCTGTTTCATATTCTTGATGAGATACAACACCTTTTTTGTTGTGCTCTTCCAAGCGTTGAAACATTCTTGTTTGTTCCAAGTCAATTTCAGCAAGACTAGAACTACTTTTCTTACGAATTTCATCATAGAAACTTAACCAACTATCTCGAGCATTTTCACCTGATGATTTCCGACCACCTGATTTTTTGTTGCTTTCTTTGATTTGAGTTTCAATTGTTGTCACTTTGGTTTCATCGGAAAACATTTTTTCCAATGTTGCTTTACCGGCTAAAATCTTGTTTAGCGTTTCAAGTGATAACCCAACAGCTTTATCTGCCGCATTAGCTGCAGTAATTGTGCCTGTAGCAATACCAATCAATACTTCGTTGTATTCAGCACCTTCCTTTCCAAGCAATTCATAAAGACCAGCCAACACGTAAGCGGATTTGGCCTGACCTTGCTGTTTGAGTTTTGCGACTTCAAGCCTTTGAGCAAGAGACGTAGATTTCTCTTTCAGCTTTTCCATTGCATCATTCAAATCTAACGTTTTGTCTGCGGCTTTATTTGCACTATTAGCTGTGTCATTAAAGCTTTTCGGTAAGTTAGCTATAATGTTATCTGCAGTTTCAGCTGATACACCAAGCAACTTGAATTTCTGCCGCACTTCATCAACATTTTTACCTGCTCGAAGCATCTTCTCGCCAAGTGGCGAAAGCATTTTTTCAAGTGACTGTCTTGCAATATCGGCATTTTCTTTAATTACTTGAATTTTGTTTTTTAAACTTTCGATTTCGGCATCATTTGCATTTCCACCAACGCTAATACCGTCAAAATCTGCACCGACCTGTTTTGTTGCTATTCCCGCTTTTAATTTTTCAATCTCAGCGTAATATTTTTCTATATCCTCAAGCTGTTTTGTAATTTTAAGAGATAATGCCGCTTCGGTGATTTGATCATAAGATTCGGCTAAAGCTTGGTTAGCAACAGATGTATCTAATGCCCATTGTCTAGCTTCTGCCGCTTGTGAACTGAAAAATAACAATGATGTAGCCGCAATACCGATAACACCAGCTGGGCCACCAAGTAAAGCCATTACACTTTGCAAACCTTTTGCCGCCATAGTTGCAAGATTAGTTGCTGTAGCAAGGTTTCGTTTTGCTGTAGCTTCCGCTTCTGCAAGTGCAATAATTTGAGCAGATTGCACTTTCATTCTTTCACGCAATGCAAATCGAGTTTGTTCAGATTGAGCAAGCTGTAATTTCGCGGTCAAGCTAGACATTTCAAGTTGTGCGGCAACTCGCATTGCTGTCGCTCTTTCATAAATGCTTTTTGCTTCCGCTGTATGGGCTAAAGCATTTTTTGCGCTGATAATGCCTGATTTTGCTAACTCTGCACTGTACTGGCTGATTCTACCAACGGCTAAGGCACCAGTTAAAACAACTGCTGCAGTGATTAATTGATCAAGATTTTTCGAAACAAAATCTACACTCTCGCCAAGTTTTTGTGTGATTCCATAAGTGCGGTCAGCTTCACCGGCATATTTAATAAATGATGTTTCGAGATTGGTGTATGACATCGAGAGTGTTTTTACACGTTTCTCGAAATCACTATCCACAGATGATTTTGCTTTTTCAAGTGCAGTTATCACTTTGTTGATAGATAACTCACCATTTTTACCCATATCTTTAAGTGCGCCAACGCTAACACCTAAACCATCTGCAATAGCTTGTGCTAAAGCCGGTGTTTGTTCCATTACAGAATTAAGTTCAGCGCCGCGCAACTCGCCACTAGCCAAAGCTTGACCGAACTGCATTAATGCCGCTTCTGATGACGCTTGTGCGGCACCTGATAAAGCGACTGCTTTTGATACAGTTTCTGTTAGTTCTACGACTTTTTGCTGACTAATATTTAAAGTATCAGCATTTTTTGCAAAACGTTGATAGATTTGAGCGGTTGCGCCAACAGCTTGATTGGTTCGAGATGATATATCAAACACGCTTTCTGTAGCCTGAGCCATTTCTGTCTGACTATGAGTCACCAGTCTAATACGGTTCTGTAACTCAGTGTAGCTATCCATCATTGCAATAGCTTGCTTTGACAAATCTTGCGCTCTACCTAAATTATCAAGGCGAAAACTCCATTTTGTTGTCGAATTGATGTTATTGGCGGCTTTCTCAATATTATTTAAATATTGTGTAGTGCGTTCTGAGAACTGACGTGCTTTTTCTTGAGCGCGAGAAAAATTAGCTTCAAATTGTCTAGTAAATTTTCGGGTCTGATACTCCGACTTACTCAATCCATTCTGAAATTGGACTGTATCGAGACTTAACCCAATATACAAACTACCGAGTGATGACATATTTTCTCCAGAAATAAAAAAAAGCCCGCATATTGCGAGCTTTCTATACAAACACTAACTATTTATTTAATGATGACGTACTTAACTTCGTTTTCTTTTTCAATTTGCTGTAGCACTTCATTTTCAGTTTTCTTCATAAAGAAAAACATAGCAACTTTTGCAAAAATAAAAAAGGTAATGTAAGCCAGAGAAACACCGAGTAAAATTTTCAAGGTTATGCCTGTTACAGCCAAGATAAAAATGATAGGTAATACAAAGAATAAAGCTAAAAACGCAATAGCCTCTTTACCCAACCAATGGATAAGTTTAATTTCATCTTTAAACATAACCCCTCCTTATTTACTTACCTATACTGTACAAAATACATTCATTTTAATCAATAGGGAGTAGCTAATTTTTTCAACTTTTTTACTAAATAATCAACGATTTAACAAATAAGACTCTACGCCATCATCTTCTTTATCTTCTGATGCCTTATTTTCATTGAAAAATGGCATTAAATCGTTCAATGTTGTGGCTTTCTGTTTTGGATCTTTATGAATTAACGCTAACAAATGAGCAATCTGTGCTGTGCGATAATCATCTCTCCACAAACCAAATGGCTGCTCTTGATAAAACAGCATATATTCCTGAAGATGTTTTTCAGGCATTTGTTCGATTTCTTCTAACGTTTTGCCCAACGCAAGCGATAAAGTTATTTGGAACTTGCGTCGGTCATTAAGTTTTTTGGTTCATCGCCCATCAATGCTCGACTTAATTCTTCGGAAACTTCATTATCTAGGCTTGATAATGCTTTCAAATCATCTTCATTTTCAAAGTCAAACAATAGATTACCATCTTTGTCACATAAGCGGAGGGCTAGATTTCGAGCTAAACGATATGGATCGTAAACTTTTCCTAATTGCTTGCCTAATTCATCAGGATCATCATAATCAAGCTCAATACCTTGTGCTTTTGCAATATCACACAATAGTTTGTGCTGGCCAAACAATCCACGGTTCACATCACCGACACTTAATGCTCTTACATAGTACTTTTCGCCAAGAATTTCAATTTCGGTTACTTTAGGTTTATGCTTCAACAATTTGTTTCTCAAATCCATTGTATTTACCCTATTTTATGGTTAAAATTTACTCGCAGGTAAACTTCTCCTGCATTAAAGGTTAATCAAATAATTAAAGCCAAGAGCCGATCACTCTTGGCTTTTTTTTATTATTAAGCTACAGGTAAATGGTACTCCTGTTTTGTATGCTTAATAGTCGCACCGCTTTCAAATTTACCCATAGTTTCACCGGAGTAACCATTGCCAGATTTGAAATAACCAGTGCCATACATCGTGCCTTGATCATTTGGGAAAACTAAACGGAAAGGGAACTTCGATTTCGAAAAGAATTTTTTACGGCATAATTTTTGCATTTCGGATGTTGGCGCAGTAAAGAACTTCATCTGAGTCTCACCGTACTCAAACTCACCTGCTTCGGTGGCTTTGCCATCATCACACATGGTAGTCACATCTTCTTCGGTCAATGTATCTTCGCTACGCTCTAAATTTCGGAGCTCACAGAAATTATTTGACCATTTCACTAATGCCGCTTTAGCATCAGTAAATACTGTTGGTTGATCATACGCTGACCAATCAACTTCATCGGCCAATGTGATTACATCTGCCGCAACAGATTTAACTGGATAATATCCATCTAGTGCACCCAAGCCGGTAACTAAGACACAATCACCAGTTTTGAATCCGCTTGATGGGACAGTAATTGTTGCATTTGGTGTTACAGCACAAGCTGTAATTTTCTTACCGACATCTTCGGATGTGCCAATATAAAACCGTGTTTTTTGGAACGGTGTGGTTTTTGCTGCCATGTTTTATTCTCCATAAGCAATTTGATAAGTTATTACCCGACGATGTAATTTTGTATCGGGTTCGTAGTCACTGAAATCACTTTCTCTCTCGGCATAATCAAATGCCGTTTCAAGTGCGGTAAAAATAGCCTTTCGCAGAGCGAAAATGTCATCAGGATTTTTGCTATAAACATCAATCTGCACCGTGAAATCATCCAAATCTCCATCTTCTAACGCTGAATTTGGTGATATTGTTGGGAATTGATATACGATGACTGGATAGGTACTATTTGTTTCAGGAATCAAACCATAAAAACAACGACCTGACACAAGTGGATTTAGAGCACTAAAGAGTTTTTTTTGGATCATTTACGCCCACCTCGCAAGATTTCATCTCGTAATGTCATGATGATTTCACGGCTTGCTTGTTCTTTCTTTGCAGTGAAAGCTGGGCGTAAAAACGGTTTGGCTGGCATTTTAGATGTGCCAAATTCCACAAATCTCCAATAGTAAGGATCGTCTGGGTTAGCCGAACTATTTTGGCCATTACTTTTAAAAGCTGTAATCTTGCTAATTTTAAGCTTCCGGACAAAAATTTTTGTGGTTACAGAACCGTTTTCACCAATTTTGGTCCTAGCAGAAATAGCCTTTTTCAAGGTTCCTCGCTTACGATGTGATACACTGTGTTCTAAAACAGGAGCATTTGCTCTTGCTTGATTTCTAATAACCGCACCACCTTTTCTCATTGCCTTCACGCCAATGCTATTTCTGACTTTGCGCTCAAGCGAGTTCATTGCTTGACCAAGCTCTTTTAAACCTTTGATGTTTACAGACAAATTAGACATTACCTGTCTCCTTACACATAAGCTGTAAAGACACGCCACGCTCTTGAGTATTAAGCACGGAAAGAATTTCAAATTCTCTTTTCCCAAACTTAACCTTCATTGTGGGTTTAATGCCTTCTATATGACGTAGCCATATTTGAGTGGTAACTTCAGACTGTACTTGCTTGGCTGAAAAATACTCTCGACCGGATAATGGTCTAACATCAGCCCAAACAGTAGCTACTCTCTTCCAGGTTTGAGTACTTGCACCGTAATCATTCACTTCATTAACCTGCTTTAACAAAATAATTCTGTGACGTAGCTTTCCTATGTTCATCTTAATCACCTATACATCTATAAAGCGATAACGATCAATGATGGCTTTAACAGTTGGAGGTAAATCAAAGTTTGTTATACCTTGCCCTTCGTTCCATCCACCACGGTTTTCATATAGGTAAGCGATCAGCATTAATATAGCTATTTTCAAATCGCCAGTGATTTCTTGTGCATTAATTGGTTTTTCTTCGGACAATGTATTAAAAAGCACTCTATTCGTGTGGTTTTCAACCATCGCCTTCGCTGCAACTAAATAGGCAGACAACAAATCATCTTCCTCATCGTTATCAATACGACATTGCAACTTAATTTCGCCTAGTGTGATTTCCATTCATCCCCCAAATAAAAAATGCGGCCATTTCTGACCGCACTTTTAACTATTTACCTGTTAATGCTTTAATTGCTGACACATCTTCGAGTACGCAGTCAAAGCGATGGAACGCTAAGAAACCTACTTGGTCGAACTCTGCGTAACGTTCCACTAAGCGACGTAATGTCATACCTGACACGCGACGAATGATGAAACGACTGAAATCACCAAAGTAAGCAAATTTCTTACCTGAACCAATATCTTCGATGCCTTGGTCAATCACATATTGATGACCTAAGATGGTTGCAGGTGCTACGCCAGCCACATCAGGCAACCATAATGGACGTTTTTGTCCATCCACCATTTCTTTCAACGTTTTTAACGTATTGTCGTTGAAAGCAAGGCGAGTATTGCCAACATTGCGATAGGCAGGATCTACTGAGTGGATCAATGCGTTAAAATCTTGCCATGCTACTGCAGCAGCTGCTGCTTGGGTTACACCAGTAACTGCAGTTTGTAAGCCTTTAGGTTGAGCAGGTGAGCCAACGCCAGTACCTTGGATAAGATATTTAGCTTCTGCACGACCAATACGTTCTGCAATTCGACGAGATAAATACTCTTCGATATCCACACCTGAATCTTGTAACAATTCGTTTGATACGCGGATAATTTTTGATGAGAGTTTTTTCGCACCAAGCTCAGCTGTGCCAAATTCAGTATCTAATTCAGTTGCTGCCGCATTTTCGCCAATTAATTCACCTTCTTCAGCGGTGCCGTTTGCTGTCGCCCAAGTAATAACGCGACCGTCTGCAGTGTTAAGAATTTGAGCAACGCTCGCGATACCACCAAAAGCTTTCATTTGTTCAGCAATACGAGCCTGCATTTCTTTAGGTACGGTGTAACCACCTTTATTGTCCGTGCCTGCCGCTTGTGCGCGAAGTTCCGCCATCACTTGACGTTCTTCTTGACTTAATTCGCCTAAGCCGCGACGTAAGAACGAATTAAATGCTTGGGAACGTTTAACTTCTACATCAATAACTGGTTTTGATTCAGTTTCAATTTGACGTTGCTCTTCAACAAATAAAGCATCGGTTGATCGTAATGATTCTTCGCGCTCAATTTGTGATTCAACACCGCCTAACTCGGATTTCATTGAATCCCACTTAGTGCGTTGTTCTTCAGTCCATGTTTTTTCGCCAATTTCATCATTCAATTGACGCATTTGAGCCGCGATATTACGACGTTTTTCTTGAAGTTCATGTAATTTAGCCATGATTTTTCCTCTTTCTTTAAATGAAAAAAGCCGCATTATTGCGGCTCGTATTGATAAAAATTACTTTTATTTAGCGTTAATTAAGCTTAAGAATCGCTCACGTGCGGCTTTTTGTGATACCGCTTTAGCAATTGTTCCTGAGTCTCGAGCTTCTTTCCACGCTTCAAGTGAGCGAGCTGTACTGCTTGCTTCTTGGTAAGCTGGATAAGTCACAGGACTGACATCATAAAGGCGTGAAATTTTATGAATCTCACGGATGATTACACCATCATCATTTTCATACCATTCATCTCCATTACGTGCGATCTTAAACGCAAAGGATGATTGAGTAATATCACCACGTTTTAGCGGTGCAATAACTAAATCACGAATAGTTGGATTATCTGGTGCGATAATGTCGTATTTAAGACCTGTTTCATCGACTGATAGACTCAACGTACCAGCCTTGCTTCTCCCTAGAATGAAATTCGGGTCGTGATTAAACAACCCGCGCACATCATCTTCAAGTACATCATCAAATGCACCTGGCATAATGATTTCGCGAAAACCCCACATTACTTCAGACATAGTATTGAACACGGAACCATAACCGATAATGTGCGTAGGCTCATCATCTCGGCTTTCCGCTCGCACTTCGCCTGCGTAGGAGCGTTTTTCTACATCACTCATTTGTGTTCTCCGTTTGTTTATTATTTGCTTGTTTTGCCGCATTCACGCTAACCAACATTTCATCCAGTCCTTCAACCGGATTCATATCTTCAAGCTGACGAGCTTCATTTCGCGACATCCAACCATCAGTGATAGCCGCATGGTAGAACGTTGCTCGCTCACCTGCAGTACCGCGCATAATCCCAGCAAGATTAAACTTCACGAAGTAACCCGCTTTACGCTCTGCTTCAGTAAAGATTTTTCGGTTTAATTCTTGCTCCCAATTCACCACCCATGGCATCACGCTGAATCGAATAAACTGGATTGTCTGTTCGGAGATGTTGGAAAATGTCGCTTTCTCCAAATCATTGATCATGTGTGCTGGAACATTAAAAATACCGGCAATCTCTGAACGATTAAGTTTCATCATCGAAAGAAGCTCGGTATCGACTGGTGACACGGTCAAAGCCTTATAATCAAGCTCAGCAGGAAGTAATATTGTTTTATTTTCTTCGCTTCTCAGCTTTTCTTGTGCGGTTTGCCACATCTTTTTAAAATTTTCCCACGCGTTGCTATTCAGTGGCGTCTTAACCGAAAGAATACCTGCAGGACGAGCATTTCCACCGAAGAACCCGCTCGCAAATTTTCGAGCGTCCAACCCTAAGCCAATCGTCTCAGCATGAGTTTGGATGACTGATTTACCTGTTTTTATTGATGGCCCGAGTGACTTGATGTGTAAAACATCATCTGGAGATAGGCTCATTGTCTTATCGTCACCGTAGTAAGCGTAAACATAGCGACTTCCGTTTTTAAGCAACTGCACTTTCCACGGCTCTAATGATTCAAGCGAGACAACTTCACCGTTTTTATTACGAACAATATGGATATAAGCATTTCCGTACAACAAAACAGAACTTTGTGCATATTCGCGCAATTTATAAGACGTCTGCCAAGCGTTAGGGCTATCATGTAGAAGGTAATATGCTGGATGATCTTTTACTGTTTCTACTTTATCACCGCTCTTACACTTCACGTGCAGTGGTAATTGTGCGACCGAACTCGACAACACGTAAACACAAGCATAAACAGCAGATAACTTCATCGCCAAATCAGGACTAACCGATTTAGTCGGCTGCATTCCGAATATTTCTTCGTAAGCTGATTCAGCACTTAATGGCACCGCTGGATTCTCAAGTGAACGAGTGCTAAATAATTTATCAAAAATCATTGTTTACCTCTCGATGCCAAAATAGTTAAAAGCAGTAATAATGCCCCACTGCCAATTAATGCAATATCTGCCCCATATTTGAGATACACTCCATAAGACATCAAGCCAAAGCCTGTTAGACCTAAAAGATCTAAAATGACAGTTCTCATAGTTCTAATACCTCATTTGGGAAAAAGCTTTCATCATCAGTGCTCAACATAATGCGACCTATTGCCATCATTAACGCCACCGCTCCGTCTATTTTGTTTTCAGGAATTTCTTTAATTGGGCGCACAACATCATCATTCCCTGGAACCGTCTTGCCAACCACGTTACCAATACACCACGTCATAATTGGATTCCCGTCATGATGGAAACGACCTGATTCAATTGCCGCTTCCAATTCTTTCATTGGGTCGGATAAATTAGTGTAATTTTGTGTAATGGTTATAGGATTAAGCCCTTCATCGGCTAAGTTATGGCTGATTGCTATCGCTCCATGCGGGTCAATTGCAACACAGGAAACTCTATGCTCTTGATTGGTATCTTTGATGACTTCTTCGATTTCTCGATAATCAACTTCCGCACCATCTGTTGCAGTTAAATGCCCACTGTTTACCCATTTTTGATATTTGTCCACCACTCGTTTTAAAGCGGTATCAGTGTTATAGATAGTATCTTCCGGAACGAAGAATTCTGGAGCAATACAATAATAATGCCGCTTACCATCAATAACCCGCGCAAAAACTTTAACAAGCGAGTTCATATCAAGCTTACGCGCCATATCAAGGCCAAGCACAACATCATCACCTTGGAAATCTTCAAGTGATAATGTTTCATCCTTGCAGTTTTCCCAGCTCACCATGTTGAAATAGCTTTCTTTCGCAGACACCCATACATTCAAGTGTTTAGTCTTGAAAGTATTGGTTAGACGTGCATTATTAATTGCTTTGTTTTGCTGACTAATTAGGTAGTCACCATACACTGACACATCAAAGTTTGGATTTGCTTTACGTAATACGCTTTCATCTGTCCAATCATCATCTTCATCAATTGTATAGATGATCCCAAATAGCTCGTCATTAGGAATTGCACCGGATAATTTTTCAATTACTTCTCTGCGTTTGTCGTAACAAGGACCTTCGATGTTATAACCTGCAGTCGTAATGATAAACATAAGCGGTTGTTTACGCGCCCCCATACCAGTCAACATTGTGGTATATAGCTCATCATTCTTATGCTCATGGTATTCGTCCACTATCGCACAACTAGGTGATGCACCATCACCAGGTGAACCAATAAGCGGTTCAAAACGAGAACCATCAGCAGGACGGTTTAAGTTAGAGGCATTAACTTCAATACCAAAAGTCGAGCAAAGAAGATCGGTTTTCTTACACATCAATCGAGCAGGACGGAAAACTTCCCATGCTTGTTTTTCTGTGGTCGCGCCTGAATAAACTTCAGCGCCAAACTCATTATCCATGCAGAACATATACAAGCCGACACCGGCAGAAATAGCTGATTTACCGTTTTTGCGGGGTACTTCAACATAAACTTCACGGTAACGACGCAGATTGTCGCTTTTACGCAACCACCCGAAAGTATTTGCCATAATGAAGAGTTGCCACGGTTCAAGCGTGATATTTTGTCGTTTTGATGCCCACTCGCCTTTTGTGTGTGGCAGATATTGAATGAATTTGCACGCTTTTTCGGCCTTAACTTCATCAAAATAATAAGGAAATTTAACCGCACTTTGATTTTCTAAATCATCAATGAACTGCTGACAGGTTTTTACAATAAATCGGCATGCGGGAATTTTGCCAGCAATAACATCTTTGGCATACTTAATTGCCTTTTTTACATTATCTGTCATTGCATTAACTCCGCGAATGGATTCTCGATTTTATTATCGGCATTTCCCACTAATCGAGTGCGACTACTTGGATCTAAGCCAAGCAATGAGCCAAACTTAGCCATATCAGCCATCGCTTCCTTTAGCGTGGTGAAAGCCGGATTTCGTTTAATACCTGCATCTGATTCAATTACGCTACCGAATTTCTCAATATCACGATTAGCTTGCTTTCTGTTTTGGTAAGCAATGCAGTAATTTGCAACAGTCTGCAAATCTGTTTTGAGTAATACTTTTTGTGGGATCAACTCTTTTAACACAAAGACCCACATTGTTTTGCCATTCTCGTCTAGGTCATCTGGCGGCGGTGTATGCTCATCAAATTCGCTAAACTGCGGTTCATCTTTATTTAATTTTCGCTTACCAGGATTGCCTTGACGCTCTTTCACTGCTGTCGGCTTAGGCTTTCGCCCCCTACCTGAAACGAGTGCTTTTCCTGTCATTTTGGCTTACCTTTAAAATCTTAATTTCGCGGTTGTAAAAATTGAGTTAGGTGGGCGGTTTCGATAGGCAAAACCTATAGAGATTTTACCACCCCCCTACCCTTACAAAAACAACCGCACTTTAAACACTATTTCAAGCGTTCTCGCGCTGTTTTGAATTTATGGCATGAATTACATAAACTTTGTAGATTAGTTAACTCATCACTGCCACCGTGAGCCTTAGGGATTATATGATCAACAGTTGTAGCTGTTACAAATCGCCCTTGCTTTAAACATTCTTGGCACAGATGGCTATCTCGCACTAACACAACAGATCTTATCTTTCGCCATTGAGAACCATAACCACGCTGAGACGATGTCTTTCCTTTCTGATGTCTTTGCCAACCACAACCTTGATGTTCATCACAATAACCATTACTGTTGATTGTTGTATTCTTACAGCCTTGCTTTCTACATGCTTTAGGTATTCTTGCTGGCATAGTTCCCACCAAAAGAAAAAAAGGCGAGTATTGTCACTCACCTTTTATTTACTTAACTTCTCTGTTTGCCACTCCCGAATTTTATCAATACGGTTTAAGCACATATCACGTTCGCGTTTTAAGATTACCGCGTACTTTGTCACATCACCATAAGTATCACCAGCAAATACCGTCTTATCTAAATGAGCGGTCAACGCTGCAGGTAATTGAGAACAACTCACTACAACAGGTTTACTGGCGCAAGAACTCAATAACATTGCTAGGAGCACTAGTATTAAAAGCACTGCTAGCTTTAATTTGTTTCGGTATAGATTTGATAACTGCATCTGATTTACTCCTTGCATCTGACTCCACCTGACTTAGCTCAAATGTGAGCTGTCTATTTCGCTCAGCATCTTCTTCTAATCGAGTGATCGTTTGACTTTGTGCAGCAATTGTTTCTTGGTGTGTTTTTATCTTTCCATTCAACCCATCAATAGTTGCTGACTGATGATTAATCCATCCACACAATGCAAGAATTACAAACGCAGAAACAACGGAGCACACCAATAAAACCTTTGTGAATCCGTTACTGATATATTGCCCGATACCAATCATGTTAACCCCCATAATAAATAGCGGTGCGGTTTAGGCTCTTTTGTTTACGCTTTCGCCATCTGATTTAATAGCTCCCATAACCGCACCGGCTAACCATGCACATAACAACTATACTTTATTGACTGGAGATAAACATAAATCACGTTCCCTTAATCTTCGCTTTAATATAGATTTATGCACTTTACCATTCACCCTGGAATAATTAGGGAAAGTATTACACATGCGAATAAAATCTTTATCAATTGCAGCTTTATAAAGCTGAGTCTTTTTAAAACGACCACTCTCTCTATCTAGGTAGAACCGAGAACCTTGACACCCAATGTTAAAAATTAATGAACCCAAAGCATCTATTTGATTTTGATTCATTTCATTGTATGGATAGTAATCAATAATGCACTTACTAACCTTGCGCAAATCTTTTGCATACTGATCTGCGATTTCTTCATTGGTATAAGTTTTACCAATAATCACATTAGCTCCACCAGTAGTAGCCGCTCCGATACCAAATGTCCACTCTTTTGCTGCACATTGATACGGATTAGTTCTACAACCTTCTTCATCACCAGTTTCGCGTGCACCATTCTCGGAAATTATAATTCCAGATGAACGATCTTCAGAGTCATATACCAATCCAACAATTACACTAACTAAACAAATACCAAAAGCGCTAGCTTTTTTGAGTTTTGACATCTTTATCACCCTGTATCATTTCACCGTTTTTGTCACGAACGCCCGCTCGAATTTCTTCGAGTTCTAACATTCGTTTTTTATAACGAGATTCACGTATATAACCGCATATAGTGACAAGAACACCAATTAAAATAGACCATTCAGACAGAGTCAAAGCTCCGAATAAAGCAGTTAGCCAACCATAAGCCTGAGACTCTACAGGCATGTCTTTGAGAATTTGCATTTATACCCACCATATTTTTGGCAATAAAAAACCCCCGATGGAGAACCATCAGGGGTTTAAAAATCAATTCTGCGTTTGTAACGTGCAAAAAACGCACTATAGCTTATATGATACACATTTAGTCTAGACTGTCAAGCGGTTTTATTAAAAATAATTTAAATATTTTAAACAACCCAAATACACTCGCTCCCACCACTCACAATCATTAGCATTAAAGATGTCTTTACAGTTTTTAGTCGGTTGAAATATTCCGCTTTTGAAATCCGTAGATAAGCCAATATTTCTTGCTTTTCCCAGCGCTTAATGTAGGTCAACACAAACACATCATAAAGCTCAGGTGTTAGCTTGCGTATAATGCCAAGGTAGCCATCAATTTTTAAACCAAGGTCATCAGAGATAGAATTAATGCGATATTTATGAGCATAACGTGCTTCACATTTCATTTCTGCAAATCCAGCGGCAACACGTGGAAATTCTGTCTCATGTCTTGGTGTTGCCCAATAACCGAACTCAACAACAATTACATCAATATCTAACATACTATCTCCTTAATCGACACTAAAACCTTTCCACCCTTTACTACACATTTGCGTACAATTCGCAAATCATCAATAACACTATCGTCCACCA